TAAAAATCTGGAAAATATCTATGCGATCTATTGTCAACTGGTGATTTATATGGTATTATTATTTCTTCTGATGACCAAGATATGATGTCTTTGCTCTTGTCGCAATAATTCATAAACTTTAATTCCCAGAGTGATCTGTAAATAATATCACTTGCGTTACCCTTGTATTTTTTACGGTTTCTAGGACGAAACTTTCCTTTATATGACATACATAGTATGTAGCATGTTGTATTTAGATGGCAAACAGACCAAATGTTTTCGCAGAGGGAAGACAAATACTGCCAACAGAAGATTTATACGTTACAAAAAATCGATTTAATAATAATGTTCCAGCGTATACAAATATCTATGATGTATGGATCAATTTTGATCGTGCTGATGGACTGACTGATTTTGTAAATCAACATGGTTTTTATGATAAGGGTGGTAGAGGATCTAGTATAGGATCTGCATTGTCATTATTTTGTTCTGAAGCTGTTTTACCAGGATCTACTATTGAGACTTCTGAGGTACGTGGATTGAGACAGGGTGTTGCTCAAAACTATGCTACATTTAGATCATATCCTGATATATCCTTGACATGGTACTCTCAAAAAGACTATTATACTAATGATGTATTTAATGCTTGGATGGAGTATATTTCTCCAACTAGAATAGAGGATGGTCGTTTTGGACAATCTTCTAGGGAAAGGATGGCAAATTCTAATTCCTATAGAAGGATGAAATATCCTAATCACTATAAATGTGATATGCAGATTACTGGATTCAGTAAGGATATGTATGAAGCATCGAGTAGGATAGGTGACATTAGGGGAGGGGGAAGATTAGAAAATCCTAGACCAGAGTTTCCAAGTAGTATTACATATTTCTTACAAAACCTCTTTCCTATCAATATAGTTGCTTCTCCGTTAGCATATGGAAAAGCAGAGTTGGTAAAAACAACAGTTACTTTTAAATACGAGTACTACTATATTGATCGTACATCTAGGGTTCAGGGTGATTTGAAGTCTCCAACTACTTTCAAAGTATCTGATTCTGGTAATAACAGAAGAAGAGATAATAATGAAAATTATGGAACTGATAACGCTGGAAGGGATTTCGATGATCAACGGTTCAATCTCTCTGGGATTGACTGAACCCCTATAAATAAAGCCACTGAATAACTTATTATGCCATTACCAAAGGTTGTAGCACCTACATTTGAACTGAAACTAATTTCATCAACAAAAACACTAAAATATAGACCTTTTCTTGTTAAAGAAGAGAAAGCATTATTGATTGCTATGGAGAGTGGTAATGAGAAAGACATTACTGCAACTATAAAAAGTGTACTAAAGTCTTGTGTACTATCTCGTGGTATCAAGATTGATGATCTTCCTAGTTTTGAGTTAGAGTATTTGTTTTTGAATATTAGAGGAAAATCTGTCGGGGAAACTGTTGAATTACTAGCTACATGTACTGACGATAATGAGACAAAGGTTCCTTTGTCTATTAAAATGTCAGATATCAAACTTGAAGTTCCTGAAGAACATACTGATACTATTGATCTTGGAGGCGGTATTTCTATAAAGATGAAATATCCATCAATGCAATCATTTTTAGATACTAATTTTGCGGTTAGTCAAACTAAAGATGATGAAAGAATTGATAAAGCATTCAAGGCAGTCGCTGATTCTGTTGATACGATTTTTACTGAAGATGATGCTTGGTCTGCAAGTGATTGTAGTTCCAAAGAATTGATTACCTTTATTGAATCCTTGAGTTCTGCACAGTTTCAAAAAATTGAAGAGTTTTTTGCAACTATGCCTAAGTTACAATATAAAGGTTCAGTCAAGAATCCTAAAACAGATGTTGAAACAGATGTAGTAATTGAGGGTTTATCAAATTTTTTCGCATAATGCTATATCATACTAGTATTGATGCAATGTTAGAAGCAAATTTTGCTCTAATGCAACATCATAACTGGAGTTTGAGTGATATTGAATCTATGATTCCTTGGGAAAGAGAAGTATATGTAAATTATCTTGTGAAGTACCTTGAGAAGAAAAAGTTAGAAGCACAACAAGCAGAAGCAGCAAATGCAAACTCCTGGTAGACAAGTAGAACCACAAACACCTATGATTCCATTGGAACGTAGGATGGATAATGCTTACGAAAGACTACTAGTAAATGCTCAAAATGCTCAAGTAAATGAGAGTAGAGGAGCATCTATAAGAGGTCTTGGTCGTATTGTTCTTGAGATGGAACAATTGAATAATAATATGGAGGCAATGCAAAATGAAATAAGAAAAGATATACGAGAAAGAAGAAAATATTTCCTAGAAGAACAAAAGATACTGAAAAAAGATTTAGAGAACACTGAGAATTTCAAAACTGCTGCATTTTTCAATTTACGAAAAATGATTGGAATTTTTGGATTTGGTATAGCAGCAAATGAATTAGCTCAAGGAGATATTGGTGGTGCTATACAAGGTGTGGGACTTGGTGTAGGTGCATTTTTACCAGAAATTGCTCAAGGTGTAATTGCATTATTAGCTGCTAAAGGACTTATTGGTGGTGGTGGTTTGATGAGAGGAGGAATGATGGCTGGTGGACTTGGAATGTTGGGAGGTGGTAGAGCAAAGGGTATTCTAGCACTAGCAGCTCTTGGTGGATTATTACTAACTGGTGGTGCTCTTGCCAGTAATAATAGAAGACAGGAAACAATAACCACTTCATTTGATGAAACTAATAATACTATCAATAAAGGAGATGTTGATAGGTTTAGAGGACAACTTTCTAGGGCAGATAGTATTCTAACTGATGTAGATCAAACAAAGAGAAATCCTTTTTCTGCTGATCAAGTTGGTGGTGGAGTAAATATGCAAGCAATGCAGGGATTAGCTGGTGAAAATACTGGTGAGGTTGAACAAGAGGTAGAAAAAGCACAATCAAAAGAAGATCCTTCAGGTGAAACTCAACAGATTGAACAAAAACCTGAAGGAGATAGGGAATTAACTGAGGAAGAGAAGGAAGCAATAATAGAAGCAAATGGTGGAAGAGATAATATAATGCCAGCAGTGATGTCTCCAATATCTGACGAAGAACTTATTGAGGCACGTTCAACAATAATACCAGAACCAAATATAACAACTAACACTACTAATTTTGTAGGTGATCAGATAATAGAAGATTTATCTTGGAGTCCTCCACCTGAAAAGGAAGAAAAGTTAGTGATGAATGAAAAAAGTAAAGATTTCAATATTCTTACTGCTATCTCTGCTTTAGAAGCTGGAGATGATCAGTCAAGGGCAGATGTAGCACAGTCAATTTATAATAGAGTTGCTGATACTGGTGATTATGGTGATACAGTTTTTGAAGTTATTACTAGAGATAATCAATACCAACCAGCATTTGAGGATCCTACTTCTTCTGATTTCCAATCTACTGCTAAAATATGGAAGGACATTACAGATAAAAAATCTGCTATAGCAGCAATGATGTCTTATTATGAGAAGAGAGGTCAATCTAAAACTAAAGATGAGATAGAACTTCTTTTTGAGCAAACTGCAGATGCATTGAAGAATGTAGAATTACAAGCAGCAGCAAGAAAGCATGTTGGTGGTAATACAGAATTTTTGAGTGGTAGTTCTTTCCAAGAGGGTGATTCATATAGAGGTAGATTGGGAATAGACAATACATTCTTCAGTGCATATGGATCTGGAACTCAACTAGAGAGAGGTGCTCAACCAATACCATCATCAATGTTGAGATTACCAGAGGTGGAAAAGAAACCATCTAATCAATGGTGGGATTTTTTAGATGTTTTTCCTAATGAAAAAGCAAGTCTAAATGATCAAGGGTTACCTACTATACCTAGAACTGAAGAAGTAGCAAGTGCAACTTCTATGGTAAATAATCCTATTATTGCTAATATTGCAGGTACTACTACCACTGCATCAATACCACAGAATATGGATGAAAATGAACCTGGTGGAGAAGGATCAGCAGTTATATCAACTACTTTTAGTGGTTCTATTGATAAACTCGATGCTGCATATGCATTGAATAGTTACGCTGCGTTCTCATAATATGTCTGAAAAATTATACACTGTATCAAGAAAATCTAGATCCGTATCAAATAGATTGTTACTGGATATTCAAAGAAGATCCTCTTTGAATAGGGTGTATGAGAGACAATCTCTTGCATTAAAAAAGAAGTTAGCAGATGAAAGAAAATTAGCATATAATGCTATAGGTGGAGGTGCTAATAAAGAAGAAGGTGGTGGTTTACTTGGGGCGGTAGTACAAAATCTTTTGTTATTTCGACTGTTCAAGGGTGGTTTTGGGTTTGGTGGTGATGATGATCGGAGGAGAAGAGGACCAAGAGTTCCACCTACACCTACTTTAGGTCCAGGTGGTTCACCTCCTAAACCATCTAGGATAACACCTAGAAATAATATTGTACCTTTCACTAGAGGTAGAGTTCCTTCAACTCTTTCGAGAGTAGGACCATTAGCAGTATTAGGAACAGGATTAGATTTTACTAGTAGATTAGGAAGTGGGCAGAATGTATTACAAGCAAGTCTTGGTGCTGGTGGTGGATTAGCAGGTGCATTAGCAGGTGGAGCAAAAGGTGCTGCACTTGGTTCTTTTGCTGGACCTATTGGTACTCTTATTGGTGGTGTTGGTGGTAGTCTTATAGGTGGAATTGCTGGTGGTAGCATAGCTGATTTATTATCAGGTGCTAATCGTAGAAGATCTATTGAGCAAGAAAGAGTAGAAAGAACTTTTGCCGTAACTGAATTTTCAAAAGCACAGGATGATTTTGATCAGGTTTTAGATAAGTTTGAAGGTAGAACAGCACCATTATTGAAATCGTACAAGAAAGGTGAAGATGTAGAAGGTGGTGCTGGTAATATTCAAACTCCGCAACTTGTGGAACCTCAAACTGCTCCCGTAGAACCAAGCGGGTTCATGAAAGTAATGAAAGAAGTTGGTCAAATGATTGCTGTAGAAATAGCAATAGCTGCTGTTTTAGCATTCATACCTATTCCTGGATCTAGGGTTCTTGCAGGTTTAAAAATTGCTAATGCTGGTAGAAAATTAGTTAAAGCTGCAAGACTTCTAAAAGTTGCTAATAATATAAGAAAACTAAGAAGATTTGTTCCTGCTAAGAGTCTTGTAGGAAGAGTTTTTGTAAGTAATTTACGAAATTCACAGCGACTAAGACTTATTAGGGCAAATGCAACAAGAAGAAACTTACTTAACAATAGAATAACGACATCAGTTGAGCGTGGCATTTTCCCTAATCAATCTAGAGTAGGTATTATAAAAAGGCAGGGTGCTACTGAACTAGTAAAGACAAGAATTGATAATTTAGTGAACGTTATAAAAAAGGATAATATAAGATCAAGGATATTAAAAAATAGAAGTATAACTAATAATTCTCAAATGAGTAGGTTTTTTAGAGATAATTCTTTTGGGAGATATCAATCCGTTGACGATGCTATGTCAGTAGCAGAACAAAACCTTGGTGCTCAAAGATTAGTTGAATCCCAGTCCGATACTCTGATACGACCATTTACTGAGGCAATGCAAAAATTGGTGAAAGGAGGAAAGATTGACTCAAGATATCTTATAGAAGGTTTTGATGCAAAAACAGGTACAACAAAGGTTATAAGAAAAAGATTGTCACCAGGTACAACTAATACTCCAAAAAATATTGATAGAGCATATAGTGGAGGGAGAAAACCTCTAGATCCCAAACTAAAGGCAGAAGGTGGTAGAGTTGAGGCAGGTAAACCATATATCGTTGGTGAGATAGGTAAAGAATTGTTTGTGCCTGATGCTAGTGGTGACATTCTTCCTAACGAGGATTTAGGTGCATCACGGTTGGTTATTCTAAATCGAGAACCAAATACTGTCATAGCTCCTTATGTTGTAAATACTAGTCCTCCTCCAAAAGTGGTATCTACTAGCGATCCATACGATATTGTCGCTAAATATGCTCAGATGACAGGGTTACTCACAGTTTAATGGCACAACCTAAAGGTCTCTGGCAATATGGACATAAGATAAAGCAGTTTGATGTTATACCTGCTGGTGGTGGAGAACCACAAGATCTTGCAGGTCAACTTGCTGGAATAAAATACTATGAAGATATTATAGATTCTAGTGTACATATTCAGATATTGATCAATGATACCTATGGTTTGTTGAATGCTATTCCAATTAGAAGTGGTAATACAGTACATCTAAAGATTGAACATCCTAGTGCTGAGATGTTTGAATTTACTTCTGAGACTGTACCTTTAGTAATAACAAATATTTCTGATAATATTTCTGATCAGAAAAGAGAAGTGTATATGTTGACTTTAGAGACAGAACATTCTGTATCTAATCATACTCTAAGAGTTTGGGAAAAACATACTGGAAGGATATCGGATACTGTAGAGAAAATATTGACTGAAAAAATGGAGATCCCTGAAGAGAGGATCAATATTGATAAGACTAGGAATAATAGTGAGTTTACTGGTAATTTTAGAAGACCTTTGTTTATGATTAGTAAGTTATGCCCTAAAGCAATTACTATGAACTCAGGGTTTATGAGAACTACTAAAGGTAGTGCTGGATTTCTCTTTTTTGAAGATCAAGATGGATATAATTTTCGTAGTATAGATGATATTATGGATCTTGAAAATGCGAAGGTGGAAGAATGGCAAAAATACTCTGCTGCAACGGGTCAGTATTCTTTAAAAGATAATAATTTAATTTTCACTAGTCCACCAACTTGGACTGAAAGTCACGATGTCCTAAAAAAGTTGAGGTCTGGAGCATACAAGACAGCAAATTACTATTATAATATATTGACGAGGGAACCAGTTTTCTCCGAATACTCTGCCAAGGAGAGCACAGAAGATTTGAAATTAGCAAATGATGTCTCATTAATTCCAGATGCATTTGCTGATAAGTATTCTAGAATAACATTTGGAACACTTGACAATGCTACTATGACTCCTAATTGGCGTGGTAAAAAAAGAGAAACTCCACAAGATCAAGCTCTATATCAATCTCAAGCATCTGCTAGATATGCTGCATTGTTTTCTCAACTCTTGAATATTACAGTTCCTATGAATTTGAATTTGAGAGTTGGTCAAACTATTGATTGTCAATTTAGCAGGCTAAATATTGAAAAAGAAACTAGAAAGGGTGTAAATCCTGCTTCTGGTAGATATATGATTGCTAGATTAGCACATGACTTTGGATCTGCAACTGGTGACTTCACTGGTCTCACTTTAGTAAGAGACTCTTTCTTACCTTACCAAGGACGCTAACATGACAACTAAGACTCCAGAACACGATCTCAATCATGAGGTTTATATTGATCCAAAGGATCATAAAGAGCATGTCAATCATGGCATGATTGAATATACAGAGGCAGATTTAGAAATGCACAACGATGCTTTTCATGCACATGATGAATCAGAAGTAGAACCTAATGAGGGTAAGATTAATGATTGGCATACAAGGCATGAGGATAAGCATTTAGAAGTATATTGTGATAACCACCCCGACTCGTTAGAATGTAGAGTGTATGATGACTGATGCTTGAAGCAACACGATCAAATATAAATTTTTCAGGTAAAGACGGTTTCCATTGGTTTATTGGACAGGTAACTGCTGATAAAGCTTGGCGTGATAAGAACAATCAGAATACTAATAATGGATACAGAGCAAAGGTAAGAATCTTAGGTCACCACCCTGCTGAAAATAAAGATCAGGGTGGTATAGACGATACAGACTTACCTTGGGCTCATTTCTTAGTACCACCTAGTATGGGTGCTGGACATAATCATAGTGGAACTAGTTTTGCAGTACAGGGTGGTGAGACTGTATTTGGATTTTTCTTGGATGGTGAGGATGGACAACAACCTGTAATTGTAGGGTCGTTCTTTAGTAATAGTAATATAACTCCATTCAAAACATGGGAAAAAGTGATGGAGGAGGGAACCAGTGGTTTCGCCCCATTTACTGCAGATGCTAGTATAGAGACAGGAAAGCATATAACTCCTACACATGGTAAGAAGCAGTCGGATCATGGTGGTCTTCCTGATAGTAATACTGAAGTTATAGAACAACCAGAGGATGCAGTTGGTGAAGCTGGTCTTAGAGAAGCAGGTGAAACATTCTCTGACTATAAAAAAAGAATCAAAACTGGTGGTCCACTAATAACAGATAAACCAACTCATTTACTTGAGGTAGGTGAAGCTAATGCTGAGACTGTCGCATTAGCTAATGCTGAGAAAAATAAATCTAAGGGTGGTAATAGTGAAAAGTCTGGTAATGATATAAAACCCTCGGAGGAAGAGGATCCGTTACCAACAGAAGAGGAAGATACTTTTGTTGGTACTATAAACAAACATTATGATAACAAAGTATATGAGGTAAAGGTAGCACAAAAATGTGCTGATCCTAAAGGAGCACTGGGTGATGTATCTAAGATTCTTCAGAAATTTACTGATGAGGTTAGTGCTCTTGAAAAATTTGAGGATGGTTACATAGATCCTGTTATAAACAGGATTGTTGATATGGATAAGTTGATTGAAAAAGCATCTATAAAGATATCAGGTGGATTTTCTGCCACTATTAGACATGCTAGAAAGGAGATGTTCAAGGAGATCAATGAGAAAGTGAATGAATCTGTTAATTTCTTAGACCCTGCTCATCTTATCAAGAATTTGGAAGTAAAGAAACAACAGGATACTGCATATTGTTTGATGGAAAATTTGATAAATGGGTTGAAGAATTTTGTCGGTGATTTCTTGAAAGGTATGGTTGGTAACCTTGTTCAGATGCCACTTTGTGCAGCAGAACAGTTTATCGGAGGTTTGATTTCAGACATTACAGATAAAATACAATCAGCAATTGCTCCAGCGATGGGTGCTATATCTGGTTTGAGTGGTGCTTCTATGCCAGATTTTTCATCTATGATGGATAAGGCATTGAAAATTGCTCAGACTGGTTTGAAGTTCTTAGAGTGTGAGGGTCAAGAATGTGAATCTGATCCAATTGACTGGAAGACTAATCAAGGTGCAGATCCTAAGAAGAAATTAGATCCAAGTAGGATGTTGGGTCTTGCTAAAGGATTGAGTGGTATGGGTGGATTAGGTGATATGGCTCTTGGTGGACTTGAAGGTATGTTCCCTGGTATTGGTACTATAAAAAATGCACTTGATAATCCTCTTGATGCAATAGGTGGAGCATTGGGTGGAGGTGCTATAAGTGATGTTTTAGGATTGGATATAGCAGGTGGTTTACAAAATATAAAAGGATTGGGTAGTAACATAACATCAGTAGCAGGTAACTTCCCACTAAATGCATTGGGATTACCTGTTGGTGGACCTATGAGTGCTTTGGTAGGTGGTTGTAATCCATTCCAAAAAGAATGTGGTCCACCTAAATTAGAATTGTTTGGTGGTGGTGGAGTTGGTGCTGCAGGTAAGGCAGTTATAAACTCTATTGGAGAGGTAGTTGGTGTTAGTATGGATGATCTTGGAATTGGATATACCAAACCACCGTTTGTTAGTTTTGTAGATAATTGTGGTAATGGTAAGGGTGCTACTGGTACTGCTGATGTGGATCTAAATCCTGAGTCACCCACATATGGTCAAGTAACTAATGTTATTGTTACAAATCCTGGTGGTGGATACTTAGGACCTATAGAAAATATTGATGATACTATAGCAGTAACAGATGATGGTCTTTCTATAGACAGTGAGGGTGGAGTAATTAGTAAGGATCCTATACTTGGATCTTCAGTTGGTGGTACTGGTGGAACTGGAGGTGGTCAGACTGGTGGAGTTGATCCTGTCACTGGTGTTGTAGATGATCCAAATCAGACTGATGGTACTGGTGGTGGTACTGGTAATGTAGGAAATGATTCTACTTCAGATCAAACTGGTGTTGATGTTATTGGTGAAGTAACAGGTATACAGATACTAGGAACTGGAATGAAGTATAGTGATGGTGATATGGTCAAGACTTCTAATGGTGGTGCATTGAGACTCAAGGTTGATCCTAAAGGTAGAATTATAGGATCAGTTGGGACTACTGATGCTGGTTTTACAAGAATACCCACCTTATCTATTGATACAAAAACTGGTTATGGTGCTATAATAAGACCTATAACTAAATTTGTGAAGAGACAGGATTATAAAGATCCTATTACTCAAGACATCACACTTATTAGGGTTGTTGATTGCCCAAGAGGTTTCTAATGGCAAATGTACCACCTATTATCATAAACCATTCAGAGGATGGTCAACTTGTTATAGGAAGAGAACGAGATAAAGATGTACAACGACATCGAGCAGTAGCACTTCAAAGTGGATCTACTGCAGGTGTACGTTTCTTTGTAGACGGTGGATTTGAACTTAGATCTAGTGATGATGCTACAGCAGAACAGGGTTCTAGTATACTACAAGTATGTGATGGAGCACCACTTATAATAAAATCTGCTGGTGATATACTAATACAAGCAGATGGTAGGTTCTCTGTTGAAGCAAATGATATTAGAATGGAAGCAAATAACTCTGACGATGGAGATATTACACTAAAAGCAAAGCATGATATCAATATAGATGCTGATAATCGTGCTATAATGCAAGCAGAGAATGTTGTGCTTGATGCTAAGTGTAATATTCTTACACACTCAGAAGGATGGACATTTATTGTAGGAAATATTGTCCGAATACATGAACCACTTTCTCAACTCGTACCAACAACGTTTGGTACTGCAATAGATATACTTGTTGCACCACTAAAAACTGTAGTCTCAGGATAACATGGCTGGAATACCCGACATACAAGCACATAAGATCTACATTGGTTTAGAAGAACCACAAACAGATGATAGATCACTGAATAATTTGAATGGTGATAGACCTTATGAAGGTACTCTAGCTGTTGCTGGACCTACTTATCTTGGAGGTCATAGTGGTAGTGGTAATGGTACGTTGAATGTTGGAACTGATATAGATGAGTGGTCACCAAATGCAAGTGGAAGAGCAGTTGATATAGAAGGTGACGTTAACATAGTAGGAGAACAAGGACCAGATCATGTATACATTGATGGTAATGTTTATGTTACTGGTACTGTAGATTGTTTATCAACTGGTAGATTAGAAGCAAGACACTCAGAAGCAGATGGTAGACCAAAACCATTTGATATGGTTCATCCATCTAAAGGTAAAGGTAACAGACTAAGGTATGCCTGTATTGAGGGACCAGAGGTTGCTGTATATTATAGAGGAAGACTGAAGGATAGTAATATTATAGAACTACCTTCTCATTGGAAGGATCTAGTACATGCTGATAGTATTACTGT